TATCGAGGATCGTTAACTAAAGCCAAGTGTTCGTATTCTGCCGCAGTGATTTCTTTAGTATATTCAAGACCATTCCACATGCCACTTGGTCCGTAGGATTTTGGCAAATAAGCATTACTTAATTTAAATCCATTACGAATTGCTTCGTGTCCTTTGTCACTAACAACTATAAACTGTACCCAATGCTTCCCGTCAGCCTCGTTGTAGAACGATTTAACTACGTACCCGTCAGCTTCGGTTTGAAGATTCTTCAGATCAACTTCTTCAACATGGCGAACAAACACAGGACGTCCGGCAAAAGTAGGATCCATGTCTCGGAGTGTATTTTCATTAAGAAATACGCGTAATGGAGCTTGGCCTTCTTCACGATATTCTGCAATACCCGGATAGAAATGCAAACCATACCATATCTGCGGCAACTGCTTAGCCATTCGACTTATTATAACGGAGTTAACTTAATTAAGCTATTTTCACTATTGGTATAGCTACACAGCGGCAATTATAATCTTCGCCAGGATTGTTTCTCTTCCCTTGTGGATTAGTTACGGGAGGCCGCGAAAATTTCTGTTTTGTCTTATCTAATGCTTTATGCATGTCTCGAACAGGATGTGCTTCCGTACCGACAACTGTTCTCCATTCGTAGTCATCAACTCCGGCTTCGGCATATCTTTGTTCTTTCAGTTTGGCAGTCAAAAGATTCGTTTCCTGCCGAGCCAGGAACTTAGCTTTTCGCTTCCCGACTCCGAAGCTCGCTTCGATCATCTTCGCGATCTCTTTATGCCGGTTTCCAGCAAAGACGTGCGATTCGATTTGTTTCCTAAGACGGATAATCTCTTCATCCGTGAAATTCTTAATCCCTAGTTTAAGATTCTCAGTATAGGACAACTTTAAGTTGTCTTTCGCCTCTTTTGATAAACTAGGGGAGATAGTTACTGCTTCAACAGCACTTTTAAAGCTTTTAGTAATATCAGAATTGACTTTAGCCTCAGTTCGATTGAAGTACTTCCCAGGTTTTACTGCTTTGGCAGTATTTTCAGTGTTTTTCTGAAGATTATCTAAAATATTTCCGAAGTTTTTTTTCAATTCTTCATCTTTCTTAGCTTGTGTCGCAATCGCGCGCTGTAAATCTGCAGGTAATTGTTCGGTGGGAATTACCCACTTTCCCACTTCCCATTTGGCTCCCAGGTCTTTCAAGGCTTTTGATGTTTTAGCTGTAAACGCACCAGTAAATCCTTGTACAGTATATCGTATAGTTCCGGTCTCGATTGCCGCAAGCAGATCTGAAAATGAATTGCGGATTATATCATGGATTTGTAGTTCTCTAGCTATTGGAGAATACAAGTATTTTCGTAAGATAAATAAAAGATAAACCTCAAGCTCTTGAACTTGCTTCAAAGGTTCTGTTACTGGACGAAGACGGATTTCCATTACTCCGCCTTTCGATGAAATGTCCCGCCCATTTTCTTATAGAGATATGAAACCAAAGCCCATTTACGGGTACCGCCAGTTGATTTATCGGCTGCCTTTTTAGCCTCTTCCCATTTACCTTCGTCTACATCCCCTGGGTTTTCTATTTTTTCCTCAGATTCTGCATTATGCGCTTTAATATCTTCGGCTAAAGAATTCTTAGTAGTTTGTCCAGGAGACGACGTCGTAGGTTGACTTCCCGCAGGCATGCTAGAAGCATCTGATTCTTCTCCGCCTTCTTTGTCCGCTTGAGATTCCTCTTCTTGAGCGCCCGGAATATTACCAATTTCGTCTGCGCCGTCTGGTAAAGCCTCGTTGTCTAACTGAATCCCTAGTAAATCTTCCTTGTTTACTGCGTCTCTATATTCCTCAAGACTAATTAATCCTGCCTGTGCCGCGGCAATAAGTCGATTATGCTGACTCTCTTTAACTTTTTCGTTGGCTTCCGCACTAAGCACTCTAAGCGGTTCAAATTCAATCGAAAGATCATCTGGCACGAAACCAAATAATTGCTGGCATCTGAGTTCCGCCATTTTCAAGATATGTTTCTTGGCAGGCGTACGAATCGTAGACTCAATCATTCCGTTATAGACTTCAAGATCCGCTTCACCAGAGTTAAAGCCGTTTGCACTCTCACCAAAGAGCTTCGTCCTGGGCATTCGAAGATCGGCCGCGACCTGAATCCGGATTTGCTCCATTACATCGGCCAATCCAGAGAATGTCAGCGTCTTTTGCTCGTATTTGTCTTCAGCATCCATCACAATCGCGTGTTGGAAGTCTTTCGCTTGATTTGCTATCTGAATACGCTGACGAACTGCCATAGCGCCTTGTGGAGCCAAGAGAGTACTCGTCAGATTCTTAATCGCAAAAACGTCGATCTTCGCTTCGTCTACAAGTTCATAGATAAGACTTGTGCCTTCGAGGTATTGATTCAAACTTCTGACTAAAGTCTCAACGACAGAAAATCCCCAGCCGCGCAGGCGTGGACGTAAATACGCCGGAGCCTTCTCACCGATCTGTCTAAGAACTCTAGATCTGTGAAGCTTAATCCCGTAATAATCGAAGAACTCAATCCTATCTAAAGGCTGCATTCTTTCAAATCCGGAATAAGCGGCATCAGTATTCTGAAGATTAAAGAACAATTCCCACAGATCGAAATCTCGGAATTCTAGCGTGTCTCCTTGTTTAAGTGAAGATACGTCAAACGGAGTCTCAGGATCTTGGTCAGTCATAATGATGACTCCCCCTCCCCCATATAATCGCATCCACTTAAACCCGTCGGTCATTCTCGACATATCATCTTGGCGGATCATTGTGTCTCTAAGCAGATTCAAATCTGAAGGCTGAAGTTGTTTAGATAAGATTTCTATGCCGCCTCTAAAGGCATCTAAAACAGGGATGTCTACCAGAGTCTTGACTAAAGCTAGCTCCACATAAGCTTCACTAAGAACCTGCAAGAAGTTACTTAGGAAATACCAACGAAGCTGTCCAAAGATTTCATTAACCTGTGATACGTTCTGATTACCGGGACCAGAAGGAAAGCCGCTGCCTGGAAAGCCGTTACTTCCGAACAGTACTCCTTGGAGCCCGTTTGCAAGGATCTGTTCTCGCATGGCATCTGCCATTTCGTTTTTAATTTTCTCTAGTTGCTTATTAGTAAACTTGGCAGGTTTTTTAGGCATAAATCTCCACTTAGCTACCGTAAGTTTAACATATTTGCTTCACAGTTTAATTTTAAACTACTTTAAGTACTTCGTTACGTACTTGTTGGTCCGGACCAACGTAGTTTGACAAAATTAAAAAGTTTGATATTTCATAGGAGATATCCAAGTACTTGAGTACCTATTAGCCCGCCAGAGGCGGTGTCTAGTAGGAATAATACTCGAGGAAAACGGACGTTAGCCTGGGTGAGATTGAATATCGAGGACAATTCTAGCGGGACTAACGACGGGTACCTCCAAGCACAGTTTAATCTGACCCCATGATTTGATCCTGTTTGCTGTCGCAGCACAGGACACCGAATTATGGCGCTAAGATCTCTCAATCGTTCGCACAGTAATTTTTCGATGTAGGAACCGGCATGTATTCTGTCTGCTTCATTTCTTTTAGAACTCCGTCTTTGACACGGATTAGACTTTGCATGCAAATACAACTAGGGAGCACCAATGCTGCTAGTCAAGCAAATGTCTACTGACGAGGATATCCTTGATGAAGAGTTGGGCGAAGCAATTCTAGGAGTTCGAGGCGCCCTAGAGTGGATTGAGCAAGCCGCCGCAGTAAAAAATTCATATTTACTGTGGAAAGGGCGCTGTCTCCTTTATGACCGGATTCAAGTCTTGAGAAAATCGTTACTGACGGCGCCCGACAAAAGTCCGAAAGAGCAAATTTTAGTAGGTACAGCTAAGCTTGACCTCGCAGCTTCGGAAGAAGCTCTGCGAACTGCGTCTCTGCAGCTTTCTTTGATTCTGTCGGCCGTTCGAGCTGATGCCAAATCCTAAAAATCTTGTCTTCAACTTTTTTCTTGGTGGCCTGGGCTACTGCCTATCTAAACAATCCAGGAAGCCCGTAGATTGCGGGATCAAGTGGGTCCTCGTCTTGCCCTCTATTCAACCCCATCGCCGCTCCTAGGGCGGGCAGAACGCTTAAAATCCCTGTTCCTTGAGCGAGCTCGTTAAATGCTCCTGACAACGCATCGACTTGGTCATCGTGTGCACCTTCGGGGAAGTTTTCGAGTTCTTGCAAGAAGGCATCATTCCAGGTTGCTTTCAAGACAAGCACGTTCCCTGCCTCAGCCTGCGCACTGCAGGCCTTCGCTCTTGTGATTTTATCTTTCGTAGGCTTACGAATACGAACATCAAAGCCGCCTAGATACTGGGTCATGTGAGAAACATCGGCTATTCCTGCACTTCCAGGGTCTTGTTCGAGGATTATAGGGACATGATGTCCGTCTTGATATCCAATGTTTCTAATCATCTCCTGGACTTTTTTAGGACTCTCTCGCATACGGATGACGTCTAGAACTACCCACACCCCGGAATTAAGTTTTGTCATCTTAAGCCCGACCGTGTAATCAGGATCAGGGTTTGTTTCCCCAGGAACTGTTGCCGCTCTGTCCCAGTAACGGACCGTGTGATACATCTGCTGTTGGTTACAAGCTTCGATAACTGGAAAATAACTACGACGAAAGAACATTCCGGCACTTGGCCGGACATTCCAGTTCCCGTTAAGCAACCGTTCACGTTCAACTCGATCCAAAGCCATTAAGTTCCCGAGATATCCCGGGTCTTTTTCCATCAAGATTTTATTATCCGTAAGCAAAGCTGAGATAAAGGTCACTGATTTAGGTTCTTGATAAACGCCGTATCGCGCTATAAGTTCTTCTTTCGTATCCGCCCAGATGATATCTTCTCCTAATCTGATAAACCAACGAAGCTTGCCGCTCCGCTCTTTAATCGGGAAACCCGACTTTGGATCAATCCACCAATCTAAGAATTTACGTACCCAAGAATCAGCGTCGGGGTTTGTCGTAGCCCGGACATATGGACGAACCCCCGAGGTGCTTCGATTACGCGAGAGCATGTAAAAAAACTGTTTCTGGGTGAAGTGCGTGAGTTCGTCAAACCCCAAATAAGTTATCTGCGAACCCTGCCAGTCTAGATAAGTCGTTTCATGCTCTAGGTGAGCGAACTTAAGACTCATGCCAGAGGGAAAATGCCATTCCAAAGCCATTTCTCTGGGGGTTGCCTTTACGTGTGGGTAAAGTAAGTGAGACTCGTCCCACAACCCTCCAGGGTTACGAACCTGAGTTGCGTTACGACGGAATATCGCTCCTGTTACTTTCCCGTTTTCGTGATGTCTTATTGGCTCAAGTAACAGCGCGAAACTCTTACCAGATCCGGCAGAACCGCCAAAGATAGCAATATCAGCACTTGTTTGAAAGAATTCGGTCTGGGGCCCGGGTTGCGGTTTAATCTCTATTCGTTCTTGCACTGTGTTATTTTACCACGGCTTCATAATTACTTAGCAATCTGAAGCTAAAATAAGCTATGGAATGCTATAAATCATGAAATGTTATAAACGTTATATCGTAGGCTTACTTCTGGGTGTTTCTGGATATTCATACGGATATTTCTTCTGCGCCGAAGGCGGATCAGAAATCCGGGGGAATATCTACGAAGTCTGCGGAACAGGTTATGGAGTGACTAAGCGGCAGGGTATAGAAGATTCTTTAGTAGCTTGTTACAAGGAATTCGATAAGTTGTGTGATAAAGATGCAAATTGTGAAGGACACGAGATTCTAGTCTCCCCCAAGCGGGTTGTGTGCTCAAAGCCTGGATTGTATTTCTGCCAACGTCTTGTGGAGATTGAAGTATTACCGAGTGTTACGAAGCGAGAGGCGGCAATGAGACAGATACCTAGTAACAAATGGGCATGTGCTCAACAGAATCCGTTTGTATATACGATTGCATTAACACTACGAACTGTTCTTCCAGTGAAGTCTAACCCCTGCTATCCGTGGTAAGAACAATATTTTCCAGATCGTATGAATGTAGTGCACCAAAGAACTTGGCAAGGAACCATACCAGGTATGTTTTGACGTCTTTTAGCCTGAATCTCTGGAGTAATAAACTTTTTGTTACTGCCTGCGTACTTACCCACGTAAAGACTTTCTGAATTTTTAGCTATTTTGTTGTATTCAACGATTTTATGCCAATTCATTTTAGCCATAAGATAATTATACCATGCGGCGGCATAAAAGCTAAAGACAAAACCTAGATTGTGATAAAATTATGTTTACTCGGGACCGTGAAATAGTGGGCTAACCCCCGACTAGGCAGACTCCCATAAGCTATGAAGCTTTGCTGCAATGCTACTGCACTTACTCCAGATAGGGAACTACGGGTAAGCGGAAGGCCTGAGTAACCATACCATATGCCTCTAGATGAAACTTGTTTGTAATCTAGTGGATACTAACTAGGTAATATTACCTAGTAAACTATCCCTACGCCTTTTAATATTAAATATTTTTTTCTTTTACTAAATACTAGTTATTTAGGTTTTCTTTTTAGGATAATAATATTAAGTTTATATAGTAGTCCCGGCCGGAACGGGAGTGAAGGCCGCGGACAAGGTTATATCCGTACTAATGCCGCATACCTACCGGATTAAAATAGTCTAAATAATAGAAATAATTTGACATTTATACTAATTCATGTATATATCCGCAATAAGATCTTCAATAAAATCAAATAATTATATAATAATTTTAGATTGATTTTTTTAAAATTTTTACTTACGATATTCTAAAAATCGTATTTTTGGAGGTCTCTCTCTGATTGGCCTGGAATCATATATGGGACCCGTTTTGAGGTTGCGGCATACCTAGTGGCATTATTCTTCTTAAACAAACTCAATACCTACACGCATTGATATAGCATAGGATTAGATATCCTTTGTTATACCGTGCATAGGTATACAGTGTATGTTGTTGATTGGTGTTATAGCTGACTAATGAATACTCAAATGAATACTATTATGTTTTGGAAGGAAGTACGTGCACAGTATTGGATGTATTAAGCTCACCAATAGGCTTTGATTCACGTCCGTTGCTCGGGAGTGTGATTTGAACCAAAGGTTGAGACAGTTGGTGTTCAATTGTTCCTGACACCTCTGTAGCTCGTTGTTGGGGGTATAAATACGGCATTAGTCCCATACACGTCTTGATGCGGTCCTTAGGGGACAGCTCGTCTAATTCGCGAAGTACGATCTTAAGTACGTCTACGCCTTCTTTCTCACACAGCTCTCGTACAGTTAGTCTAGCTTTCTTGCCGCCCTTAGTCCTTCCCCCGGTCTTATTGTGTCCCTTAACGAACATAGTGTACTCCTAAATCATTATTATACCACGGTATTCTTGTGATTAACTACGCTACAGTGGCATTCTCTTATACAATATGTTAACTACAAGTTAACTAAAGAGTATTCAGGAATAGCTTAGGTATTGTTTAGCTTGTTAACGAATAACATAATCCTATTAATCCTGATCCCTTTTCTCTACCGCTAGTTACATCTGCGGCATTCTGGCATTCTCCATGCAATATCTTTAATCATGAGCAACCTAAACAAATTCGATAAACTGGCAATCCTGGTGATGGAATTCAGCATGATTGCAATCGCTATCGTTTATCAAGTTAGATTCTAATTAGGAGGACGTATGGAAGCAAAGCTTGTGCGGTCACAAAGTGACCTAATGAAGTTAATCATAGTCATTTTGATATTACTAGGATTCGTAGCAACTGGGTGTTCAACACAAGAAGTAAAGACATATGACATTTCAGTCGATAGGGCTATGCCACTATGTAGCTGGAATGGACCGTATACTGACATTTGTGCGTTACAGGTAATCAAAGCAAGTCTTGAGAATGAGGCGAGTGAATAATCTAAACTATCGACATAATTCCTGCATAATCCCAGCGTATTCTAAATTCAGATTCGAAAG